CACCAAATGAGAAGTCTTTATTTTCAGAGGAACCAATATCGGAGTAAATTTTTGTGACAGCGGATCCAACTCTATTAAGATTATAGGAGCCGGTAAGAGCCGCAGAAGGATTTAGTTTGATAGCGAAGGTTTCTCTTTTGATTTGGTCTCTGGCAAAGAGTCTTTTGAAATCCAAAAATAGAGCTTCTCTTATCGTGGTGGTGGTAGAACCAGAAGTAAGGGTAAATTCCTCAGCCGCGTCGCCAAGTAAGCTCTGAGCATGGAGCCTGTAGAGGTCCATTTTCTCTCTCATCATAAGGGACTGAGACGGGAATAGATATTTTCCATTGGAGTCAATGGTAAACCCTGAGTTCTGAACAATGACAGAAGCAGAGCTAAATCCAAAGGTAATATCAAACACCGGGTTTGCGGTCTGAAGAGTAAAGTCCTGGTCAAACACCGTTTGGAACAGGGAGGAAGTCACTCCCGGGCCAACACCACCCGTTACGAAAACCTGATAGGATTTTCTAGTGTTAGAACCAGAAATATCTTCATTTATCACATCCACAAGCTGGTTCAAAAATGACCTAGCTGACTTGATATCTGCTGCTGCGAATTCCTTAAAAATTGCCATAGTTTGTCCTAATTTAAATCAAAATTATGAAGTTTTACTAATTTGAACCTCAAACTCATAAACGGATCCACTTTGGATTCCTGAAATCTTTACGAAAGTAGAGATAAGGTTCTTGTTGTACTGAGCGCCATAAATTTGAAACTGGCTTTCGGTAATAGCCTTGGTAGCCAGGGTAAAGGTAAGCCTAGAACCGCCCAGGGAGTTCTCTCCCGCGTCCCTGACGAGAACGTAGGAAGCCCTCTGCTGCGAGTCGATATTGTCTGGGGCGCTTCCTAGGACCTGCAAAAATAGATTTGAAAGCTCGACTATGAAAGCCTGATCCCTAAGCTCCACATCAATGGTTTGCTCATTGTTTATGGTTTGGGAGATATTAACCTGCCTGCGCTTGGTGGTCGTATTTCCAATGGAGACTACCCTGGCAGTAGAGTCAACACCCTCTCCGGTAAGCTCCAGGGAGGGAAGTCTGATTAGGTTTGGGTTAGAAACAGAAATGCACCTATATTTCTGGGCATAGGAGCCATTTGTAAGGGCCTCGAACACGGGGGTATTCTTCTCTATTTTTTCCTTACCAACCGTTCTACCGTACTTGGTAATAATACCATAATCTACCTCGTCATCCCCGCAAGCAAACTTCACAATAGAAAAACTACCATCATTTCTAGAAAGAAATTGCCTACCGGTGTCGGTAAGGACGGCATCCAATATGATATTATTCGTGTCGTTCTGTAAAAATCCCATTTATTTCCTCATATTCGCTACGTTTGCTTTTCTTAAATATTTCTGAGTTCCAAAATAAAGCTTACCATTAAAATTCTATTGCGTCTTCTTCAATTTGGCTCTCAAATGTGGTTTTGTCTTCCAAATTTATGGTAACAGTCTTTTGAGACTGAAGATCGACATTTATCATGGACAAAACATATTTGGAAGAGCTTGAGTCCATTTTGAGAAGTCTTAGGTCATTACCATCATTGTCAAAAACCTTAATGTACTCTGGATTGAAAAATATCTTAAGTCTTTTGTGTCCAGAGTCTTTTATGGTGTCAACAAAAGTGTCTCTGTTTAGGTACATGTTTGGGTAAGCCTTTGGACCCCCAGCAACAGAAACCAGGTTCTTTATGATTTTATTTTTAAACCTGTCGAATCTTGCCTCGAACTGAATGGAGTAATTCGAGGACATCCCGTGGGCATCTATACAGCACATAGCATAAATGTATTTGGAGTCTCTTCCAAATTCTTTGTCAAGATAGTAATTTTTGGGATTGGGAGATTTCTCTACCAAAACTACATCTGGAGTTTCATTCCTTGGCGTTTTAACTACGCTGTCATCGAAGTCCCATTCTTTTATTAGCTCAAACGGGTCATCTATTGTCTTTCTTCTAAAAAGCTGAAAGTATTTTACATCTCTTTGTGGGTTTGGTGGAAAAGACCACATTATTCTTGCGGCTGTGTTCATGTAATCCCAGGCTATGTTAAAGTCTGCAGGAGGTGGCGGAGGCACCCTTTCCACACATGAGACTATACTTGTTGCGCTATCCTGAGAGGAGACCAAGAAAGAAATAGCCACAACTGAGTCAGACTCAAGATCCTGTGCTGCAACCTCTACAAATACCACGCTACGGATTCTGTAAAGGTATTTTCCACCATACTTTATTTTTAAGTCTGCGGTGGTGCCAGCAAGAGGACTTTCTACTATTATCGGACTTCTACCTACAACAGTACCATTTTCAAGAATTTCCTGCTTGTCAATAACATAACCAACCGGTTGAACGGTGGAGTCAAAAGCTCCTGGAGAGTCAATAGGTCGAACGCCAATGTACTCAACAACCTCAAGGTCGTATTCGCTTTCATTTAGAACGCCGGCAGACAAATTGGCAACAGCTTCGGTTTCTCTTTGTTCTGCCTCATCCATGAGTTGTTCTGCCTCATCCTCAAAAAGCCCAACAGGGTTCTCGGTGGCAGAACGAAGAATTTTCGTCAGAACTCTGTTGTTAAACTGAAATCTTGTTTTAGAGTTCTGAATTTGCGAGGTAAGGCGGGCGGCTATCTTTTCTCTATTTTGCTTGGTAACAAAGGTTACTCCAAGTTCCTTAAGGTTCGTTAAAATAGATGCGAGGAAAGACCCACGAAGTCTAATGTCCGTATTGTCGTTAAGGGCTTTAGCGACATCAAGTGGAGATTCCTGCCTCCTTGGCGGAGCATAACCTTTCTGAACTTCCTCAAGGGCTCTGCGAACAAAAAAGTTAAGCCTTTGATCGGCACCAGTATCCTGGAAGTCGATATTGGAATAATCGCCAAGAGTAAAGTCTTGTTCGTTATGAATTTTACTAAAGTTATTTGCTATTGAAGTATTTACGGCAATGTAGTTTTTTGGACCAAGAACCGGTCTCCAGGACAGTTTAACAAGCCGCGGAACTTTGTCTTGAAAGTTTTTTGATTCTATAAAGCTAGAATCGAAATTCTCGGATGGACGCCTTGTAATAAACTTTGGGGCAATCTGGCCGGAGTCGTTTACCCGTTCATCTGGCATGAAAAAATTATAGTCAAACTGTGCGTTAAACCCGTAAACCTCCGGGGCGTTTACAATTGCTATTTTTTTCGAGGGAAGACTTTTGGCCATTTATGCACCACCAGCAGACAAATTGGTTTCTATTACAACGAAATAATCTTCAAAAATTATGTCATTTCTATTCCGTGGTTGTAAGTATTTCTTACCGTCTACATCATAAATCATATTCTGTACAGAATTTTTTGAATATGTGTTTTTACCAGACTCGGTAGACAGAGTTGTTTCTACGTCAATTTCAAAGTCGTCTATGCCTACCGGCACATGAAAAACTCTATCAAATAGCTTTGGCTCCAAAATTCTTCTTTTGATAAATTCAGGTTGAAAAATAATATTTCCATACGAAAGAAGACGTAGAGTATCCTTGGTTTCCTGATCAAGGTTTGGATTTGAAAGAAGTTGGCTTATTGGTTGATTTGGAATATCCTTACCCCTTACATTCTTCAAAAAAGAAATGATGAGGTTAAGGACTTTTTCGTCCTGCGTGTCAAACTTGGTGAAGGTCGTACCAGAGAAGGTTTCCTCGTTCATACGAATGCCGGCAATGAGCCTGAAATATAACTCCAACAAAGAACTTTGAACATGGTTTCTTACCATTTCAAATTTTTGTAATGGAGACAAAAAGTTATATTTGATATTTGATCTAATATCTGAGAGCGTAACGTTCTTCTTGTTCTTAAGAGACTCATAGTCCCTAAGAATGGCATCTCTCACTACCGTATTAAAATTGACACTGGCATCAAGCAAGGAAGCTGGTAAAAAGTTCTTAACAGGGAACAAAGATAAGTCAAAAATAAATTTCTTTGGTTTAAAAACAAGATCATCAAATCTTGCATCTCTCTTGTAGACATTAATCGACACTACGTCAAACTGTTTGTCGTTGAAGTTTGTTTCGTTAATGGCAGTTCTCGAAATTCTATCCGACAAATTTTTGGAAAATCCTGCCGGAATTCCAACTGTCAACAATTTAATTTTAAAATCTGCTTGGTTGCGGTGTCTGTATGCGGGTAACCTAAGCAAAGAAAACATTGTATTTAAATTTACTACCGGAATTCTATCTGTCAACAGATATCCGGTGTCAACGTCAAGCGTTTCATCATCAAGCCCTGCTTCCGCAAGCCTGTCGTCATAGTTGTCAAGAAGCCAAGAAGAAACTCGTACCTGAGATGGGTTTCTAACAAGATCAACGTCCGTGAGAGACGAACCGGTGCTTTTTATAAAATTGTCTAGAGAAGTCTTTGTAAATGTTTGTATTACCAATTCCTTAGAGGAAATAAGCCGCTTGTTCATTACAGAGAGTATATGAAGAATATTTGAAACGGCTTTATCCTCTTCCGATAATTTAGTTTTATTGCTGGTTATTGTTTTTCTAAACTCAGATATTTTAACGAAGTCTCCAATGAAATTTATTTGTCCCGGAAACACATTAAGGGCTCTACCAAATCCAAATGCCGGAGTATTAAGAAGAGGCTGAATTCTTTGCTGCGTTTGCCCAATAAGCGTTGGAGAAATTGATGTAAATGCCGTTGGCAAAATGCTTACATTCAAAGAATTTTGCTGCCCAGATGCGCTCGGCGTCCTAGTTCTTTCCCTGGAAAGGTCTAGATTAAACAATGAAAATGGTGCAACTGGAGGTGGTTTGTTTGTTGTTTGGTTTAGGAGATTAAATCCAAATATTTTTGCAATATTTGGTTTTACCGTGGTTATGTCCTTGATTATTTTTGAAACCCCATCTATTAGGTCTGTATCTATTGTCGCACTTGCTTCCACATAACTTGTACCCTTGTTAAAGGTACTAAAAGCGTATCTGTTGACAAGAGCAGAAAACGTTTCATAAATAAGCAAAAGAATAGTGCTTGTACTAAAGTAATTTTGTCTTGTTCTGCCGCTGTTGTCCGGTAAGAAATAGACCTGGTTAGAAGAGATGGAGGCATTCTGATCCAGCTTAACGGCAACGTCAATAAATTCCTTACAAATATTACTGGAGGCTGGACCTATAGCAAAAATATTGTTCAAAAGAGATTCCTTGAGTTCGCCTCTTCTGAAGGAAAGAAGATACCCAGAATTTTTTGGCGTTCCCATAGAACCAAAAATTTGCAGATTTGTTCCTAGTGTCAATATTGGGCCAGAAATTGCAAGAGGAGTAATTCCGGGAGTTGGGGAAGGAACGCTTCTGGCAAAATTAAGGTCCAATAAAGTAATATTGGTAAGGTTATTTACCAAGGCAAATACTTTGTCTTCTATGCTTTGAGCGAGGTCTTCTATATACGGTCTTAGAACAGCCTGACCACCTTTAAGGTCTGGGTTCTCTGTAGGTGCAACTTTTACAAATTGAAAATTTCTGATGTGGCTAAGTTCTGTGGCAAGTTTTTCAAAAATAGTTTTTTGATCTGCTCTAGACACCGAAGATAAGCCTAGAAGTAATAGGTACTCAAATACCAAATTTTTTAAAGTGGTATCTGTATTTGCTAACTTGAACAGAGCCAAGGTTAAAGCTTGATTTTTGCTTACGCTGTTTTGGTTTGTAAGGCCAGAAGTTGCCTCTGCAAACGAGGTTAAAAACATGTCATAAACAGAAGTAGGCGAAAGATTGCTGGTTTGATTTAACTCAAGCAAAGTTTCAACCGTATTTTTTGCATCGCCAAAAACATTGTTAAATCTATTTACAAACGAAATATATGGCTGTGTATTAAACCCGGTTGCGCTTGTTGTCAAGATGCTATCAACGAAATATGTGCTGCCAGGCACATACACTTTTCTTTCGTCCTCCGAGTCAACGTAAACGCTTTCAAAGGGCAAAACAAGATTGTTTGTGTCTATGTTGAAAAGAGTAAGATTGGCAAGGGAATTTGTTACTCCCCTCGGTTCGTTAAAAATGGTATCTCCAACTTCCCCAATAATGTTGTCAAATGGATTGCCAGAGTCGCCTTGCTGATATTTTTCCCTAAGGTTTTTCTGAACATCGACTTTACCCATCTCCTTGGAAACCCTTAGTTCCTTTGAAAGGAAATGAGTAAGCAGTTTTATTCTGTCGTCAGAATTGGAAGGTAGGGAGTTCAAAAACTGATTGAAAAAATTGCTTTTATTTGCGAGCCTTGGAACTGTTTCCGATCTAATAGAGGCGGGCGTGAAAGTGAACCCGTTTGTTTGCGTGTATGTTTTGTCAATTTTAATCGGACTTATATCGTCTCTTCTATCTGGGTCAACCAAGTCGAACAAAGACAAAGAATAACCCTCAAGGATCTTTCTAAAGTCAGACAATAGCTGATTTACAATTTTTGTATCTGAGAAATTAGCAAACTTACTCTTAGGATAGAGCATTTTTCTGTTATAGAAATCTGCTAGCGAAAGGTATTTGGTAGTGTCAAAGGATGACACCGGAATCTCTTTTGGGTCAAGAGAATCTTTAACATTCTCTATTTTGTCTATAAGATCCGCAAAGTAGCTAAGAGTTGTTTTGGTTGAAGTCAGACCAGCAGAAAAATTTGACTTAATTGTGTCAAGTTGGATTCTGAAATCCCTTTTTCCTCTTATGTCCTTCATCAATCTTTGAATTGTTATAGCCCTAGTTTCGTTGGCTTGGTACTGGGCTTTTATTAACTGTTCCGCACTCTCAGTATTATTTCTAGAGCCCAACTTTCCCGTTCCGTCGATAGGGGTAAAGTTCATCACAGAAAGGATTTCTGGTCTAAACACAGAAATGCCATTTTTTTCCACGGCCTCAAATTTGCTATTTGCTATTTTGAACTGAGAAACTCTTAGAGAGTCTGGCTCATATTTTTTTAGTCGCGGTGTAATAGAAGGAGAAATAAATCTTACAATCGGCGGTAGCCTTATTTCTCTTACGATACCCGGGGCAAGAAGGTCTGGCTGAAGATTTCTTACAGTTGTTATTGTGGGCTGTGCTGGCGTCCTGGCGCTCGGGCCGATGGCACCACCAGACGAACCTATCGTGCCTGTAGTGGTACGAATTCCGGCAACTGTCGTTGTGGTAGTGGTGGACGTACCGGTGCCTCCCCCAGAAGAGGTAGGCGAAACTGACTGCTGGGATACGTTTCCTGTTGGGGCTGGTGTTCCCCTAAATCCTATACCAAAAAGACCCATTAAATTACTACCTCGTTTGTTGGAACCTCTGTTCCTCTTGTAAAGTCATAAAATACCGGTATAATAAAATATGTTAACTTTCCATGTTCGCCATTGTCTAGTTGATCCACAAACTGAAAATAGTTTGTTTCAGATATATTGTGGGATTTTCCTACGACTGTTCTCATACCAAGCATTTCTAGAATAATTATGAAGTGGTCTATTTTTGTAACCTGCCCTTGCACCCTCCACTGAATGAGATTGGAGTTTTTACCAAGTTTTTGCGCCTTGGCTTCTGCAACGGCTGGCAAGATATTGGCCAAAGACACGTTTGTTGTTAAAATGTTACCAACAGCCCCAAAAGAAAAAGTTGTTTTGGCATGGTTTTTCTTTCTTGAGCCTTCCGTTGAAATACTTCCTTTTCTTAAGGCAATAGGATGTAGCCACTTAGCCGGTATAAGAGAATAAGAAAGATTCTGGGTAACTACCACAGGTCTTGTAACTTTATCTAGGGTCGTTTCTGCTTTTCTGAAATATGTGGTAACATAATACCTGTATTCATATCCAGCCTCCGGCGGTTTGACGGATTTTACTGCTCCAAATTTTCTGTCAGAAAACTGTTTATCTGCCACGATTCCAAAATCTTCTGTTTCGCCCGTTGTTATATTTGCCCTTTTAATTCCATAGGCAATAATATTTTCGAGCTTGTCCCTGTCCTCTGTTATTCCATCCTGATAATAACTTAAAAGACCCTGAGACTCTAATGTTTTCTTAACGAAGTCAACATCTCCTGGAATCAAAGAAGAAGCTAGGGTAAACTGAACATCTATTTCGGTGCCTGTTTGTACAACGTTAGGTTTTGAAACTGTTGTTTCTACAATGTTTGCAGTTGCCGGCTCATACTCTATTATGAGGTTATTGGAAGCATCCTCGATATCTCCATCTGGATAGAGGAGTTCCACCTTGTACTCATAAATTCTGTTTTGTTTTACATTGTTGTCTGTGGCAAAGATGGGGGCACCGGTTTCTTGATTTGATACCAAAAATGGATTCGTAACAAGATTCCATGTGGATTCAAAAATGCTAAGATTTCTCCTGTAAAGTTTTACCAAGCAGACACCGGGAGGAATATCTCTTATTTCTATGGAGATAGCCCCGGTTACAACCTCGCCTAGTATGGAAACGAAGTTGTGTCTTCTTTCGTATTTTCCAGAAGACCTCTTTTTGATTGGTTGAGCTACTACCGAGTCAAACTCGCTGGACAGAACACCAGACGAATTGTACGGAATGCCTCGATACAGAATGACATTGAAATTATTTACAGCATCCTCTAGCCTTTTAAAATCTTGACCATTTACCGCAGGAATATTTCCTATAAACGTATAGGCAGAGTCAATGACAGGAATACCTTTTTTAATTTCTTTCCTATAAATCGCTACTCCTGCTGCATTCGGGTCAAGCTGTTTTACCTGAACAACATTCTTTCCTGGAATTCCAGATTGCAACACTGCCATTGTTGGTGGCAAAACAGGAATTTCAAGATTTGTAACATTTTTTGCGTGTGGAACAGACACGTTTATTGTTTGTATTTCAACTCCGTTATTGTCAACAAGTTGCAAGACAAGAAAAAATTCACTTACCTGTAAAAGACCAGTTGGTATTTCTAAAATTTCTTGGATGTCTAAGGTTGTTCTAGGTGAGTCAACCATGACGTTGATGAAATCTGTAGGTCTGAGTTGTAGGTGATTCGATAGGTTTATTTTATTGGTCAAATTGCCAAGTAGAGAAACTTTTTGTGTGTCGCTTAATGGTATTTTTGCAAGACTCTTGTTTGGTTGAGACGTAATGCCCCCGGCAACTTTTCTTGCACTCTGAATGGTTTGAGTTCTAGCGCCGGACACCTTAGCCGGGTCTATTCTTCTTTGCGTTAAAAGCTGAAGGGATGCAGACCTAGCCACCGGAACACTTCGCTCTATCGAAGTTGGCACAAGGGCAGTAGAAATGTTATTTTCTAGAATCGGCATTATGATGTTTGATTCTGTAAGCTCCTGGGCGGGCTTAAGTCTTACCGATTTTTCTGTTTTAATAATCCCAGGCTTAAGACCACCTACGGAGGCTGTCTTGTCGTTTGGTATTTTGGCACTTATGTCGGAAATATATGTGAAAAAGACGTTAGAAACCTGCGATCTTCCCTGGTCCTTGTTAAGGGAGCTTTTTTGCAAGAGATTTTTTATTAGCAGGTCCGGATTAAACTGAATAAGAAGCTTGGTTGGCTGCTTTGTGAAAGGTTTCGTGGTAGCAAAGATTTTTACAGTAATGGCCTTATTTTGAACAGCCTTACGTGGATCTACCCTGTAATTAAGCTCATATTTGAAATAACCGCTGTTAGTTATTTCCAAAAGATTAGCAACACCCTCCTCTGGAATGTCGATTATGTTCGTTTCTTTTTTGAGGGAAACTTTCATAGAAATAAATAGAATCTCAAGTAAATTTCCAAATAAATCCACCGGCTGTTTTTCTCTTGTTATTACAACATCCAGAAATTGACGTGTAAGAAATGTTTGTGTTTTTTTCTGCTTCTCTGGCGTTTTTAAACGTTGCTACAATTTCACCACTTTTATTTATTTGTGTAACCGACTTAGACCGAGCCAAAGAAACTGCCAATTTTTGTTTAATTGTTGTATGTTTTCCAAATCTAACATTTTTATTTCCAAGATGAGCAAGGCGATTTTTTTCTTTTACTTCATCTGTCGGCGATTTACCAAAATTTGGATTATTTGAACCCTTAAAATGACCAGTAGATTTATGATGCTCTGATATTTTTCTTTTAGTTTCTTCTGTGTGGTGGGTCCCAAGACGAGGGTGTTTATGCGCTAGCCAGGGATTTTTACGCGTTTTTATATCTTTGATATCTTCTCTTGATATTGCTCGATCTGTCAAATTATAACAAATCTTTCCATTGTCAAAATGAACCTTGAGCCACTTTTCTTCAACCTCTAACCTTTGTTCTTTTGTTGAATTCGGCATATGTTCAATTACATGAAATTCGAGAAAATCATCATGTTCGAGAAGTTTTTTGCACTTGTTGAAGTCGGCTTGTAGGAACTTGTTGTGATGCTTGTTTCTTAGCAATGACTTAAAGTGTCCATTTGTCCATCGATTTTTAAATTCTTTACAGCTTCCAACATATATTCTCCAATTGTGATTGTTGAAAATAACATAAATTCCTGAGGATTTAGAAAGACCATTATAACTGAATTGTGCCATAAAGGTAAGTATATTTAACAGGGGATGTTTTACCTAGTCGAAAACCGCTGTAAAAATATTCACAAACGTAGCTGCCCCGGTACTGTCTATAAAAACCTTGCCAATAAAGAATACGTGTTTTGTTGGGTGCTCCTGGTCGCCCGGGACAGTAAACATGCCAAAGTCTATTGCGTCCAACTTGGTAATAGCATCCCCGGACACCTCAAACATCTGACAGACGAGGTTGTTTTGTTTAGATGTCTGCAGAAATGTGACAGTTTCCTCAAATCCAATTTGACTAGTCCACCTAAGTTCGTCATCCAGGTCAGCGTTCGTAAGAATAGGAGACTGACCGATGCTTGGAAACGTTCCAAGGGAGGAAGTAGTATTTCCTATCCTAGCTCTGTTTACAGGCGGGAGGTACTTGAAATTTGGTACGTGAGAAAGTCTCTTGTCCATGAAAAGGCTTTCAATTTGATCAATATAACCTTTCTGCAAACTACTTGCCGAAATTGGCAAATTGTTGGAAACCGTAAAAGAAATATTGTCATTTCCGATTAAAAACTGGTTAAATCTTTGTTCGAAGAAATCTGGAGAACCAAGTATTCTGAGTCTGGAAAATGCATCAATAGAGGCCGAACTAAGTAAATTTGTAGATAGACTGGCAAACTCGGAACCCGTGATCAGTTGTACATCACTTCCAGAGAATATCTGCCCTGCCATTATTTTGACGCCAGAGCTTCTGAAGGCGGAGAGCTTGCCGGAGTCATCGGCCTCAAAGGTAACCTGATCCTGGGGCAGGGAAGTAGCCTCAAAGCATATTCTATAGGTTTCATCCAGGT